CAACACTTCCGTCAACATTTGAAGTTGGGCTTCCAAAATAAACAATACTCTCATTAGCGGCTGGCGCAAGAATACCAATTGCCGCAGTACCACTATTTTCAACAACTAATTTACATTCGGCATTTGGTGTTACACCAGAAGCGCCAACATAAACATGGGTTCTTGCTTGTGGCGAAGTAGTACCAATCCCCACATTCTGTGAGGTGTCCACCGTAACCGCAGTAGTGTTACCCGAACCAGTCTGTAGCGTTAGGCTTGAGTTACCACTGGCTATGTTGGTGATGTTTCCTAGTGCGGTTGTATTTACCGTACCCTGACCCGGTGCAATCACCTGAGTTATCGGGCTTGTGTAGTAAACATAAATGTTGTTAGTCCCGCTCAGTGGAGCAGACGTAAATGTGATGGTGTTGGCGCTGACCGTGTATGCTGAACTAGGGTTTTGGGCTACGTTATCAATCGTGACTTGGACTTGGGCTACGGAGGCAACTGGGCGAGACAGCGTGAATGCCGTGGTTGACCCGTTACCGCTGAAGAAATCAACGGCTGGTGTGAAAGCCTGAGTAGTTGATGTATTGCCTATGTAACTCATGTTATATTCAGTGCAGAAGTGACTACGTCAATTGATGCTGCTGTAGAAGAAACTACTTTAAGAGCATCGCTAGCAATTAAGACAACCTTTTGATCGCCACCAACAATAACAAGTGAACCACCAACAGGCACTGTTGCAGCTTCAACTAGGTAGTAGTTCACAGCAGAACGAGTGATGTAAACATCCACCGTCACTGGACTAGTTGTAGTGTTTGCACAAGACATACCAATCACAGTGGTCTGTGTAGCCCCACCAACCGTAACCACTGTGGCAGCAGAAGTGCCAACGTCTTTGTTGACATACGAAGTAAAAGTATTTGCCATTTGTTTTCCTTATCCAAGCGCAATCGCTAAAGCCACTGCTGTACCTGCTGGGTCTGCATCTACAGTAGAAAAAGACAGGGTCCCAGATCCATTTGTTTGTAACACTTGCCCGTTTGTACCATCAGTAGTAGGTAAAGTAAATGTACCTACAAAAGAAGTTAAGTTACTGTCGTATGCTTGTACATCAGTTCCAATAGTCAAACCTAAAGATGTCTTTAGTGTGGCTCCAGATTCAGCTACAAAGTTAGTACCATTACCTATAATAACTGCATTGTCAGTTGGAGTTAATCCAGCAATATCAGCAAGCTGTGCATCATAAGCCTGTACATCTGTGCCAATAGTTAAACCTAAAGAAGTCTTAAGCGTTGCTCCAGATTCTACTACAAAATTAGTACCATTCCCAATTATAACACCATTGTCTGTGGCTGTCAAACCTGCAACATCAGCCAATTGTGCGTCATACGCTTGTACATCTGTACCAATTGCTAAGCCTAAGAAGCTACGAGCAGAAGAGCCACCAGCACCTAATGTAGTTAAGTCAGCATCGTAAGCCTGTACATCCGTACCAATTGCAAGTCCCAATGTTGTACGTGCTGTAGCAGCATCTGCGTCATCAACCAATGTACGAGCAAAGGCTGTGAAGTCTGTTGTGCTAGCTGTACCAGCACCAGTGAAAAATGGAAGCTTATCGGCAGCAGAAACAAGTCCTGCTAGTGCTGAAGTTTCTGCATCATATGCCTGAACATCAGTGCCAATGACTAGTCCCAATGTTGCACGTACTGTAGCAGCATCGGCATCGTCTAAAATTGTACGAGCAAAAACGCTAAGGTCTGCAAGTGCTGCAGTGCCTGAACCAGTGAAATAGGGGAGTTTGTTTGCAGCAGAGGTAAGCCCTGCTATTGATGCAAGCTCTGCGTCATATGCTTGTACATCAGTGCCAATGACCAACCCAAGCGTTGTACGTGCTGTAGCAGCGTCTGCATCATCTACCAGTGTACGACCAAAGGCAGTGAAGTCAGCCAAGGCAGCAGTGCCTGAGCCAGTGTAATAGGGGAGTTTGTTTGCTGCTGATGTAAGACCAGCCAATGCATTAAGCTCAACATCATAGGCTTGTACATCAGTACCAATGACTAATCCAAGAGTAGTTCTTGCTGTAGCTGCATCTGCATCATCAATAAGAGTTCTACCAAAGGCAGTAAAATCTGCTACTGCTGCTGTGCCTGAGCCAGTGAAATAGGGAAGCTTATTAGCTGCTGATGTAAGCCCTGCAATTGCAGTTAAGTCAGCATCAAGAGGTTGCTTAGCATCTAACTGAGTTTGAATAGCAGAGGTTACACCATCAACATAGTTTAATTCAATACCTGTTGGGGTAATGACAGTACCATTTATTTCTAAGGTGTCTATGTATGCAGTGCCATCAATGTACGCATCTTTGAACTGGAATGTAACAGAACCTAAATCTACTGCATCATCTGTCTTAGGAGTTATTGCACCTGTTGAGACAACAATATCTTGAGCAGGACCTACCCTAGTAACTGGAGCACCATTGGCTGCTGTGCCATCATGCGTATGACCAGTAGCCGCCACAAATGCAACAGCAATGGAATCAAATTCATTGTCTAAGTCAGCAGCATCAATGATGTTTCCATCAGCAATGTTGTTTGGTGTATCAGCACGAACGTAGCCCGTCATATTATTCCTTATCTTCTGTCGTGTGTAGAGTATTCAAGGGTTGCTGCATCCAGTGAAAATGGAGGATCTGTTCCTTCAGAAAAGAATTGTAATGAAACAAAGAATCCAGAACCAACAACCTGCGTCTGGAATAATTTCTTAAGCTTATTTCCGTACACAGTTATACCATATCTTGCCGTTGTATTACCATAGAAACCAACAGTGCTTACACCAGTATTTGATAAAGTAATTGTTGTTGGTTGAATACTACCCTTGTCATCAAAGTCAAACTTTAAGTTTACATTTGTAGAAACACTTCCTTCTGGGTCAGTGTATAGGAACAGCTTATAAAAGGTTTTCCTAATTCTTGGATCGTTGATGAATACAAATGGTGTGGCAAAGGATGCTGGAATATGTCCACCATCAAAGGTCTTACCACTTTCCATTTTATAAACAAACCCATCAGTGTTTGCAAAAGTAATTATTTCACTCTGATTATTATAGAATGAATCAGCAACATATGCCTTAATACCAGTGAGTTCTGCCCAGTGAATTTCACCAGTAGTTTCTCCTGACACCTGAGTTCCTAAAATACCCTTAGCACTATTAACAGTAACGTTTGGACTATATCCAAATATTCTATATTGTGACTTTTGTTTAATAACAATACTTGAGAAGCTTTCACTTGAACTTAACAAGTCAGTCATTTCAGTTTGAATTGTCTTAGAAACTAGTCCTAAGTTGAAGTCACCGTTTCTGTCTGTTGCACCAAGAAGTCTTAGACCATCAGGTCCTAAGAACATAACATCACCGCTAACCTCTTGTATGGTGTCCTTAGCTACACAGCCTACGTTACGAGTGATAGGTTGAAGCTGAAAGTCTGACAGAGTATTACCAACAAGTTGGCTAATTGATCTCTCAGTAAATATAATCAATATCTCACGAAAGACAATGGTTCCAGTAATTAAAGCACCAGTAGATATAACACCAGCACCATTGGCGGCATTAAAATCTGAATCAGTAAATGGTGCAGTGAATATAAGCTTATCATCTTTTACTAGGAACAAATGATTCTTATGGAATACAGCACCTTGAGCACCCAGCAAATCAGTTGTACTATCAAGCCTTATTGCTGTTGAACCATTCCATATTATCGGATAGTTGGTAGAGTCTACAATTGCAACTTTGTTTGTATTGTTAATTCTATATTTTGCAAACCTTGCTTTCTCTGTAGATGTTACGTTCAAAGACAGCCATGTAACAGCAGCATTATCTGCAGGGCTTGACGCTAATGCAGGTGTGATTGCTAATGTTGCACCTGTAGATACCACCGTAGCATCAGCCGTAACTGTATACACTTTCTCTACACCATTAATTTTAAAAGTGTCACCAACTCTAGGAATAGATGTCAATCCATCTACAGCTAATGAACTTCCTGTTTGCCCTGCACCATTAACTAATACAGTACCAAACGATGGGGTATTAATTAATGACCATGTTGTGCCAGTAGAAGAATATATATTATTGTTTCTAAACGCAAGCACTGAACTTTCTAAAACAGCTAGTCCATTAATCAGACCAGTATGTGTGGTAAATGTAACTGCTGCTTTATCGGCAGGGCTGCTAGCAAGAGATGATGTTAATGTAAGTGTTGCATTTTTACTTGAGCTATTATATGAAACGCTTTGAACTGTGTATGTACCAGCAACACCAGCAATAGTAAAAGTATCATTAGCAACAGGTGATATAAACAAATTTGAAATTGTTAATGCTGTTCCTGTTTGACCACTGCCTTGAACTAAAGGAGCACCGTAAGCAGGAACAAACGATGTCGAATACTTTGCATATCCTTCAATGCGTCTATAACCACCGCTAATAGCAGGTTCAAAGTTTCTTAATATACGAGCACTACCCGGTGCTTGCACACCCTGCTGCAATGGAGAAAGATTGGTAATAAGACCACCCTTGAATTGAAAAGGAAAGGTCAGCCATGCGTCAGCCATTATCTAATCCTATCACCAAAGCCAGTTGACTTAGACGGAGTAATTACACCTGATCGCATATAAATGTATCTATTGACAAGCATTGTACGCATACGCTTTACACCCTCTTCAAACTTTGATTTAGATAAAGTAGCTGATTGTTCATTACCTCTAAACATATATGCATAGAACATTGCACCATCAACAATTACATGTTTAAATCGTTCAGGTATTGTAGGGTATGTATCATACGTACTTAGATCATCAGGAATTTTATAATACTCATATACCAATGTATATGCTTTGTCTGGTGAATTTACAATACCATATTGCAAGCTTGGTGCATGAAATACATATTGTGGAAGTTTGCTTTGGCTACCAGTTGAGTCATACTCTTGATCAATAAAACGATCTAGATAATCTTCGTATGAAATAACTGTAAGCTTTTGAGTTTGATTACCCAACCCTGTGTCTTGTTTAATTCTAAAAGAATCAAAGTCAATGGTGTTGGCATCTGCAGGGAATGAATAACGAATAGTGTTAGCAGTCAACACTTGTTCTTTAAACACATGGTTGAATGACCATTCGTAATGGTTGTGATAGATATCACGGATGGCTGAGTTTACAGCATCCTTGTTGTGAGCATAGAAGCCAGAGGCTGCGGCAAATGTGGTAGATGTAAGCTCAACTTCGTTAAGCCTTCTATTAACCTCATTAACTAATTCAAGATAGTTGTACGCCATTGTATACTCTTATTGTGAAAACGCTCTATGACGGAGCACATAAAAGAAAAGGGAAGACCCTTGTGGAGCCTTCCCTTTCTGTGTAGGTTAGCTTTTAAGCCAACTGTTCACGGTCAACGGAAGCTGGACCAACCTTGTCTTGTGCGTCAACGAGGACAGCAAAGACACGGATAGAACCAACACTCAGTGTAGTGGTTTCAGTAACCAACAGCAAGTCCAATGTATCAGCAGATTGTGACACGATTGGATAACCAGCAGTAGCAGGAGTTGCGTAAGTGCCAACAGCAGTAGAGCCAGTTACAGCGAAAGCTGAAACATAAGCTGCAGCAGTGACACCAGTAACGCCTAAGCTAACGGTACAGCTACCAGTGACAGCAGAAGTAACTTCATAGCCAGCAGCCAACACAATAGATTGTGCAGGAATTTGCAGAGCTTCAATTACGTCAGCAGCAGCAAGTGCGCTACCTTTTGCAGTTACAGCAGCAGCCAAGCTGATGGTGTTTTCCACCACATAAGGCATGTTGCGAACACTACGGCTAGGGTGTGTAGCTGCACCAACAGCATTAGAGAGAGTTGTAATAGTTGCCATTAATGTTCCCCTTAAGCAGCGTTATACTTAGCAGTGGCGATGCTTTCAGGACGTAAAATCTTACGACCATAAAGGTGCATACCACGCACGATGTCAGCAAAACTATCTGGATCACGATAGGTTTCTGTTTTGGTGATTTGCTGTGCAGTTGCAACAG